AGTTACCAGCCAAAGCCCCGCCTGTACCACCAACAGCCCCAGCACCAGTCCCAGCAAGTGCACTACCTGTAGGTACGGCTAAACCAGCAATACCACCAGTAGGAGCGGCAAGAGCCCCAACAGCACCACCCGTAGGAACCGCTGCGCCAACACCACTAGTAATAGCAGGGGAAAAAGCACCAAAAGTAGAAGGTGCAGCAGAACCAGCCAAGCTAGTAACAGTAGGAGAAAGGGACCCAACCGCAGTACCACCAGCGGCTCCACCAGCAGCTCCACCAGCACCACCACCCACAGCGCCCATAGCGCCGCCAGTTAAGGCACCTTTAAGAGGGTCTCCACCTTGAATAGCCGCACCAGCGCCGCCAGCCGTCGCTCCGACCGCAGCACCAATTAACATCGCCTCGCCTACACCGGTTCCCATAAGATATACCTCGCCTAAATTAAGTAGTACTTTATCATCATTAAATGTTTGTTGGAAGCCTAGATACAAAGGTTATTGAGCCAATTGCAGATGGTGTGGCTGGCCTAGCATATGGGCTAGTTTGTGCAGGTAAATGTTCTATATAAATACCGTCTGTTGCGGGGGAGGTATCGTAGGCTTGGTTAGTCGCCCAGTACAGTTCTATCTCATCCCCAGCATTTATTGAAAACACTATTTCTGAAAACGCAAGTAAATATGAAGGGACTCCAGCGCTTTTACGGGCTGGCACAGTAAAAATAACCGTAGAGTTAGGTACATCTGCAAACCCAGAACCCGTGTTTATTTTTAACCACACCGCTGCATCGTGAGCAGCGTTATCGGTATTGGCAAGCTGTAAGCCATACACAATTTTGTATATCCCAGATACTTCAGCGGTAGCGGTGCCAGGGGCGGCTAAAGTGAACCCGTTGCCACTATTTAACGTATTCCATGTAACTACTGTAGGGGTGTCTGAGGCAGTAGCAAGTTGGTCGGTTGAGTCGGACGCGGCAATATAAGGAAAGCTGATTCCGCCCCCACCTGACGTATTTAATAAACCAAACCCAAAGTTATCAATCTCATTAAAATATAAACGCAATACGTTATTAAGCTGGTCTAGGTACTGTTGCCTGTAATCTACTGGCGCAATCGGCAAGTTAGGCGCTTTTGGCGGCCTAAGATCAAGGGTCTTTATTTGTGGGTTGACAGCCATTACCTACGTCCGTCGTTGCGAATATCAATCCGTGGACTACCTAGCTGCCACGCCACACCCAAAGTATTTGACTCAATCCTAAAGGCAAGCTGGCGCCCTCTTAGGCGGGTATATACCTGCCCCGTAAACTCCTGGATGTTATAGACGCTTACGCTGGAGTAGTTATCACTGCTTAATACCCTAGGGTTATTAGCCGCACCGTATGGGGCACCCGCGTTTTGACGTGGTTTGACTGTCATTGTTACCGACGGTTGGTTTACGTTTGACCCATTAAAGTTAATGTCTGGCAGGATGCGCCACACAAAGCCAAAGTTATGTCCGTCACCGATGTCAAAGTCAGAAGACTGTACGTAAGAAACAATCGGCACAGGCTCTATACCTGACACGTCGTCCACCGCGCTTTCGTGGAATAACATCCGACTGTTATAGTCTGCAGCCATTGGATATTGGCGAATGCCCGAGTCAAGCCACGCCGTTCTAGCCATAGTGCCGTAGTACCAAGTGCGCTCTAAGTAGTTGTAAATAATATACTTGTCGATGTCGTTTGAGCCTTGTGAGCAGTAAAACCACCAGATCTCGCTGTAACCTTCGTTTGTGCCGCAAAACACCTGGAACGCTTGTTCCTTATTAATGTCGTTAAAGATGTACTGCCAAAGCGAGCAAGGTAGGGTTTCTACTCGGCCTGAATAGACATAGAACTTATCCACGCCCATCCAGTAAGTTACGTTATTTACCGTAATCGCCGCATTTGGTGACATGATGGAGATGTTGTCCTGCAATACCTGAAAGCCCCAAACGTAGGGCGGTCCTAAGTACTGCATCGAGTAGATGGTAGAGTCAGTCCAAACCAAGATTTCTTGACGGGTATTGCGGGCGCACATGATAAATGAGCCGCTAGAAAGCCTAAACTCGCCTGACTGGTTTGTTACTGCGGGCACCCACTCGTATGGGTTTTCTTGGTCTGACCAGCGCACCAGCATTGGGTCAAACGTAGTAGCTGCCGTTACTGGGTCATACGGGTTTGCGCCAAAACAAATAACAAACCGCTGAATTGCCGAAGCCACTACCTGATTGGTTTGTGTTGGAACACGAGTACCGTCAAACCCATTACTGGTAGATAGGAAAGATAAAGGTTGCGCACGAACTGCAAAGCCAGTAGCCGCCGTCCAGTAAAATATACTGCCCCCACGAGGTGCAATTATAAGGTCTTGTCCGTAGTTATCATTAGTCCAAAGGCGCAGCTGCTGCCCAATACCCGACGTAAATCCTTCACCCCAGCCATGAGTACCTGTTTCAGTATAGGCAATAACGTTACCGCCGCCAGTTACGCTAGATGTGGCATTAGTCTGAACAGTGATGGTATACGCATTGGCATTAGCTACCGTGGGGTAGAACAAGGTATTTAGAAGAACTGCTGAAACGCCGCCTGTAGCTGTGGCATTAGCAAAAATAACTGCTTGCCCGTTAGATAGCCCATGAGCTACTTGAGTTACTACGACAGAATTACTGCCATTAGTTGTAGCAAAAGGGTCGGTTAAACTAGTTGTTGTTCCTGTAACAGGCCAAGGACCCGCACCCCACCCCGTACCTATGGTGTAGGTATTTAACCCAATTGGCTGTTGGTAATCAATATCGGTAGCAGTTCCTCCGCCAGTTGCAGAAAGGTTGGCTGTAACGCTCATTGTTACGGTGTACGCTGTAGTGTTAACCCTAGTTGTAATTGAGTACTCTTGGTTTAGAACCGCAGCAGTTATGTTGCTAGTACTAATTGTGGCTGCATTAGAAAAAGTTACGTAATCGCCTACGTTTGGCTGGTAAGAAGAATCAACTACCGTAAGTACGTTTGACCCGCTAGTAATCGTAAACGCATTAGCCACATTTGCAGAGGTAAACACGACAGGCGTAATGTCATTGTATGTACCACCTTGCTCTATGTAATACTTAACCTCAGTACCAACACCTAAATAGTTTGAACTGTTTAATGCAACCCAATTCCATAGCGAGCGGGCATATCCCAGAAACTGGGCATTTGCCATCCGAGTCCAGCCACCAATCTTCTCAGGAAAACCAGAACGAAACCGTACCTTATCGCAATCGTAGTAACCACCCTCGTTGCTGTAGTCGGTGCCTTCTCGGTTAATTCCTGGTCGAAATTGGAGTTTCTGTAATGGCATGCGGGTTTACCCTAGGAAAATGAACGTGTGCCCTGCTTATCAATGATAAGCGCTTGTCGGCGTGGTGTCATGTCTTTTGTGTTGGGTACTGATATATGTGTCCAACCACCAGCTTTGGCTTCTGGGTTATAAAACTCACGAATAATTTGGTCAAACTGAATATCAGAAGCAATGATGGCGCGGCACACCTCATCAGGGTTCATACCTGGTACACGAATATCTGCGGCGCACCCAACACGATGTTGTGACGTATCTCTCGAACCTACACCATCATTCACTTGTTTAGAACGAAAAGCGCTATTAATCATAATTGGCTTACCGATCAAGCTGCGCACCTGTTCAAGCATCTCCGCCAAGCGTACTAAGTTAGCAATCTCAGATGCGTTGGGGGTGTTGTCCCAGTTGTTGCGCTCTGCGGTTTCGGAAGCCGTCAGTTCTTCTAGCGAAAAGTGTTCAGTCAGTTTGGTCATTTTTTCATCAATCCTTCTATTTCTTTGGTTTTGTCTTTACTGCCTTGTGAGCTACCGAAGTAGAAGTTAAAAATCGCAGCGATTGCTGTTCCTAACAAAAAGCCAAGAATAATATTGGCAAAGTTCACTCCATCATCAGGCAAGTCTACAAAAGTAACTAAGATGAAGTACACCATAGAAAACAATGACCAGCCCATCGCAAAGTAGTAGTTAAACCGTTTGGAGAACAAATCATCTTGTTGGAGCGCAACAATCTGCATCTTACGGGCAGAATCACGGTCGGCTGCGTCTAACTTAGCGTACTCAAGGTCAAGCTCTTTGAGCTTCATTGTCATCTCAGGATTACCTTGCAGTGCAGCAGTTACGCCCTCAATGGTGTCATCAGGGATACCAAGTTTAGAAGCCAGCCAGCCCACAGCAGCTCCGCCAGCAGGACC